AGAGTGACTGTAAAACCTAAATCTAGCAAGGCAAAGAACCGTCTTGCTAACTCTATGGATGGTAATCCTATCTGTGTTGTTGAGCAAGACAAAGGAGATGGTATGCTGTTTCTTGCTAGCGAGAACCAGAAATACTTCTTCTGGGTTAATGTAAGCGAAGATTGCCACTGGGAAACTGAATGGGAGGTATTATGACTAAAGCCCAACAGATTATGAAGGAAGAATGGAAAAACATTGTTGTTGATGGTAAAGTTTATGAAGGATACTCTGTATCAAATTATGGAAACATAGTTACACATAAAAAACAATGTGGAGGAAATCTTGGTTGGATTTTTGACCCCAATTTTAGGAAGATTAAAAAGGCAAGAAAACAAAATAGAGGAATGAGTATATCTTTAACTTTCCCAAGAGGTTTTTTTGATTATGAATATGGAACAAGCGGGTCTAGCAAAAATAGCATCTCAAGAGACAGGAGAGTTCATCAATTAGTGATGGAAACTTTTTGTCCCATTGATGAAAATCCACCAGTTTCTATTGAAGAATGGGAAAGAACCCCCGAAAATGTAAGACAAATAGTAAGAGAGTGCATTTATGTAAATCACAAAGATCATGACTTTACAAATAATAGATTGGATAATTTAGAATATGTCACTCCAAGACAAAATACTAGAAAAGCAGTAGAGCATTATGGAAAACACAATTGGTGTCATAATAAGCAACGATTGCCACTGGGAAACTGAATGGGAGGTGTTATGACTAAAGCCCAGAAGATTATGAAATCCTATGATAGAAAGTGGGTAAGTATGAGAAACAAAAATTGCTATGATAGGAAGTATGCCATCGCACACCTTATTCGTGAGACGGCACATCAAGTTCTCCCACACAATCCAAGTCACACATTCACTGCCTGGAAACAGGAAATGCTACAAATCGCTGATGAAATTGAGGCACTACAATGACTAAACTCAATCTAACTGATAGGCAACTGATTCTCATTTCCTTGGCAATGACGAATCTTTATGATACAATTACCAGAACTGGTGAGGGTAAATCCGTCCAGAGTGAGATTATGGAACTATCCGAGTATATCGGTAAAGAAACCGCAGAACAACGCAAATGATTACCAATGAATAACACTATGTATTTTGATGACATGGAACTGCTTCAACTTGAGTTTTGTATGAAGCAAACAAAAAACCAAATGTCGATGGGTGGAGAGATCCGCCGTCATGCCTCTATCACTCAAAAGATTGAGAAAGAAATGGAGCGTCGTAAGCAAGAAACTGGTGCTTATACCAAAGAAGGTTTGCTTCGTCGTCTAGAAGAAGAAATGGAACGTCTTGCAAATGATTGATCTTATCAAAACACCACTCAAATCAGCACTTGCCACCTCCCGTTGGGGTCCGCTAACAGAGGCAGATGAAGAACTTGTATGGGACTCTTCCTTTGCTAAAATATTCAAAGCATCATCTATCCGCCGCACACCTTTAACACCACGCACTGCGATTACACTCGAATGACTCAACTTATTGACCCTTCTGACCCACGTTACTTCCGTCAAACATCCAACGAACCATACCTTCGTCACGATTATAAATTAGTAATGAGCACTGGCGAATCTGTTATTTTTGATAATTACGAAGATGTGCAGCGTAGGTGGTTTGAGCGTGGTGGTAATTTTCTTAGTCATGTTGAGGTTCTAGATCACAAAGAACCGAAGAATAAGAAGAAAAAAGGTTTCTGATGAAAGAGTTTGATTATGCCCTGGACTATAAACTTCTGGACTTCACACTTACGGAGAATCGCCACCTTTATCGCATTGGAAGGGGTGAGCAAGGAGTTCTATTGGTTCGCCCTTATACAGACGATATTTGTAAGCATTGGAGATTTGTAAATGAATCTGTGGCTCGCAAATCTGCTGATAAAATATACAGAATGTTCTGTGATTATAAATCCGTTGGAGACTTCATTGGTATGGACATGTCACGGAAATTTCTTGAAATGGGTTTTACACGCGCCCGCAGGTATGCAAATCATCCTGATGGAAAAAAGTATGCTCGTGATGGTTCCGTTAGACCCCAGTCGCCAGTCGCACTACATTGTGTCAAAGCAAGATCGGCAACAATCTTCAAAGAAGTAAGAGATAAGGCAGCATATGATCCTGTCTATCAGGAAATGCGTAAAGAGTGGAGAGCAGCAGAATGACTAACGAACCACTACTCAATTCACTACAAGGAATTATGGTAACGATTGACTCCTATTCAGTAAAGAAAAAAACAGTTGATGAGAATTATATAGATAATATTGAGGAATTACTTACTCGTATTGAAGATAAAGTTGATTTACTCATTACTCAACTCAAAATAGAGTCTTATAAAAAAATGATAGAAAATCCAGATGATATCAAACTCGATAGTCCCGCAAAGATGTTTGAGTATGAAAAAATGGCAAGAAGTGTCGATCAGTGTGAGAGTGTAGAAGAATTACAAATGACACTTAAATCAGTATTGAAAACATTTATGAGGTATCAAGAAACAACTGCTAAATCTCTTACGATGCCCCTGCCACGATGAAACTAGATGTAACGATGGAAGAGTATAGCATAATTATTAATGCTTTACATTATTACAAAAAAGTAGAAAAGCGTGGAAACTTTCAACAGTATAACGATAAAATCGTCAATCAGTTGAGAGATAAATTAGCACATCAAATGGTGTGGGAACAAGGAGGTATTTTTGACAAATGACAAAACTAATTGATTGGGAAGCAAGATTTCAAGCATTACCTGATGTAGAACAAGATAAACTCGCATTATTGCGTGTGATTGAATGCACAAATGGTGTCATCCAACACTCCTATCGTAGTGGAGAAGATGATACACTGACTGTTGATGAAGTCAGAGAGGCAATGAAGTTTTCGATGGGTTGTATGAAGCGACAAGAAATACCTGTGGGAGATAAGGTTGTCACATTTTCACCCGAAACAAAAGAGTTGATGACTGAAATGCGACGCTTATATATTTCTGGTCAAAAGCAAAACAATCAAGAAGATTTTAATGAATTTCTTAAAGGTTCCAAAGCCAATCTACTTGCGATTGGTAAGGAACGTATTTTACAAGCCCGACGCCTTGCATTTGAGCACATTGATGAATTACCACCTCACACATTAGAGTGGGGTCTTTCTTATATCTTTAGCTTTGCAGGTTGGGTGTAACTTTTGAATATTATATGATGAAGTTTGTATCATGAAACTCATAGATCTATATAACGAATATTACAACGACGAGTGTGCTGCTGCTTCCTGGGGTTCTCTTACCAGTATGGAACATTTACAGGCAACCACAATTCGTGCTGTGCTTTATGCTTTTGCCCGTAAGTATAATATGACTGATAAGATTTATGTGGAGGATTTAGAACTACTTGCGAGTCAGATTGAAGCACAAGGAAACGAGAGCAACCGCAGGCACGAGACAGTTATGAAAGAGGCATAAGGACACACCAGAACTGACCTGGATGCTCTATAATACTTTCATACACACAGAAACCTGATGTCTAACTTCTACACTTTGCTTCCTGGGACTGATGTGCTTCGCAGTAAGATTGATGTATTCACTTGGACCAATCCTGCTAATGAGAATGAAACTGAACGAGTAGAACTTACAGTGGATAATGCTGGTATTTTCGTTACTTCTTGTAGTGGTGGTGCTCGTGAAGATATGAGCATCGCACAGAAAGATTTGGCGATTGCTCTTGCCCGTGCTATTCTTGAAGCATATGGAGTTGCTTGATGACTTACAAACTTGACCCAGAAGCAAAAGCATTTTCTTATACAAGAGAAGAACTTTTTAACTGTATTACAAAGATTGTTTCGCATCCTCACAAGACTATCACAGAACACGACCAATCCCGTGCTCTTGCGATTATGGTAGTGTTTGATGACTACCTCACAAACTACACCGAATCAGATAATAATGGTGGGTATTATGTTTATGAACGGGAGCAAACGGATCTTATTGACTTTGTGAGGTTCAAACTTGGTATTGATGATTATGATTCTGTTGATGTTAATGAGGTATTGAAATGAAACATCCACAAAGAAGAAAGAATCATACTAATCACTCTATGAGCAGTGGTAAAGGTGTTCCTTGGGCAACATCTAAGATTTTTACAAGTGTATATTGTAAGCATTTGGATGTTAGGGGTCCTGGATTTACAGAACTCAATAAACCAAAAAAAGAAGTAAATCCAATCATTTTCAAGATTCTTAAAAAAGATGAGCAGATTTACTGAAAATCCCGATGAGATTGTGCTGGAAGATGTGAAGATGTTTCATCTGGAAAGTATGAATGAACGCAGCCTGTGGGTTGGTGTCTATACTCAAAACAACAAAATCTATCACTTGAATATTTCTGCGGATGGTGATAAATTGAGTTATTGGTGGAGCGATGAAACATCATGAATAGTAAAACTTATCTACAATATGTTGCGATTCCTGCACTTGCATTTTTCTTTACCGCGATTATATCTTATAATCTAACACCAGAAAGAACTCCGCAACACAACTCAACCGTGCCTGGATCTTCTGGTGATTTGGTATGCACTTCGTCTTGTAAGGTGAAAGAGTAATGGACTTTCCCGTGTTCTTAAACAAGTGGATAATCGGATCTTCTCCGATTAAACACACACCATTTTGGTGGTGGTATCGTTTGATGTCCCACGAAGGATTTCGCTTTGACGATTACCACATGTGGGGAGAGTTCTGGAACTCTATCAACGCAGGGTATTTAGATATGAATTATAAGCGGGAGTTTGAGAAGTTTTGGGGTGAAGGTTCTTATCCACCAGAAAAGATTATAGTCTCAAAAGAAGAATATGATGCTCTTGTAGAGAAACTCAACGAACCACCACAGTTTAATGAAAAGATTGCTAGGGTATTGCAGAGAAAGGCACCATGGCATGACTGAGAAATCTAAAATTTTCTACAATATCTGGTGTTGTGCTTATCAACGCAGATGGATATATAAAGGAACAGACAGAGAACACAGAGAGCACGAAACTGTGCGTATGTGTCTTGATATGAAGGATGTAAAGTTTTATCAGTTTGATACAGAAAGACGTAAAGTTCTATCAGTTTGATACAGAAAGACCGCATTATCTACGATGACATTCTCCAGACCTCTTTTAGGAACTAATACTGATAAAACCAAATTATCTTGGTTTGAATACTACTGGCACTCTTGTATCATTCAAGGGTGGTATAATTGCTGGTATGCTTTAAAGAACTGGCAGGATTTGATGGGAAATAACTATCAGGATTATGCACTTCTCAAAGATGATGACCCATTGGAGCAGTGTATTCTTTACTTTTGGGATAGCCTTGAAGATGAGATTTATCCCAAACATTTTCTAGAAGAACTCTTACAAATGGTTGATGACATTAATACTGGTAAAGAAAAAGTATATTCCATAGATGAAGTTATTGAAAGAGCAAAAAAAATTGTAGAAGATGTGGAGTTGGACTAATGGGAATGTTTGATTATGTAAAATCTTCATACGATCTTGGTGAGAACTTTACAAATGTAGAGTTGCAAACCAAGGGACTTGCTTGTACTATGGCAAGATATTGGATTGCACCTGATGGTTCTTTATATGAATTGACTTATAGAGAAACTCATACATTTGAAGATATTGGAGAGGATGATGAGCGTTATGACCCTGTACGTTTATTTTTGAACTATGAATGGGTGCCAACCGGAAAAAAAGGTAGGGTAGAACCTTGTAATGCAACTGATTATGTTGAGGTTTATCCTGGAATTTGGGATGGGAACTGGGAAGATTGGCCTAGATTGAGGTTACACTTTGTTAGAGGTAAACTTATGGATTATGAGGACATTACTGGACGATGATTAGTACAGAACTGTTTCCATATGAATCATTCGGTGTTCGTTTGGATCTAAAAACAGAAACCCGCATTTGTTGGTTCAGAGATGAATATGACTTGCAAAAATACCTGGTTCGTTCTAGACTAGACCAAACAACTTTAGACATTCATTATCGTGATGGAAAACCTGTTGACACTAGTAAAAAATGTAAGAGAAGTGTGGAGCAAAAGTCTAAACCAAACAGTAAAAGAAGTTCTGCTACAAGTAAAGGACGAAAACCCAGCGTGGATTCCACTAGAAACACTACTCGCAATACAAAGTCTAAAAAATGATACAAGTAACTGAAAATGAAGACAACTCATTTACCATCACCTGGGATGAAACTTCTCCTACGGAAAGTATTCTCAACACCTGGACCGAAGCAGACTTTATCAAAGTCATTATGGAACGTATTGAAAATTTGGTGAAAGAAAATGACCTCAAAGATTAACCTTGTTCTTGCACTGCAACAAATAGAAAACATTTCAAATCTTGTAAGAGATAATAACTATGAGGCATTCTTTACCTCACACCTCTTACCGATCAAGTTTGAGATTGAACGACAAATTGTATTACATAATCATGGAAAAGAAGTTTTATGACGACGATGCTTTCTATGTGGAGCATAAGAGTTGGCAAATCTGGCAATCACACTATCCTGACGGCAGTGGTATCATTACTTCACTAAATGAACACCAGTGTGTAACTGCTACTCGTTGGTATTTGAAAGCAAAACAAGAAGGTGAGTTTGACAATGTAGAAATAAAGATGTATGATGAAGTTGTTGGAGGAAACTGGGATGACCAATGAAGAACTTAAATCATTCAATCCAGCATCTGTATCTCATTATCAAGTTGCATATAAATGTAACTTTGCCACAGATCAACAAGAGTATCGCACCCAAAAGCATGATGCACTAAGAATGGCACTCGCATCAGCAAACTTCCTTGACGCACGAGGACAATACACGATCATCTCTGTGACACCCATTTACAAAAACTACGGACAGGACTAATGACTGAACGCAATTTTACCAAAGAACTTCTGTATTCTATCTACAACGACCCAGAGTATAGTGAAGATGTTGAGAGTATTGACTATCGCTCTCTCATTCACATTATCACAGAACTTTGTGATAGAATAGAGCAGTTGGAAAAGGACAACGAACTTCTGAAATCTTATGCATGGGAACAATGACTGAACGTAACTTTGTGGACAAGAATGGAAACTCTTGGGTTTGGGAAGAGACACCTGAAACTACTGAGGCACTCAAACAACTTCATAATACTGTAAAGGAAGTAAAAGCAACAAAGTTTGCTGGTAATTATGAGGGACCTCTTTATACACCCCATCCAGATCTGAAAAAATGATCACCAAAATTTTTTCCTGGTTTTTTTCGCCAAGTCAAAAACCAATTGGTGAGGCAAATGATATCTACACAAAATTAGTAGAACTTGAAGAAAAATATAATTGTCTCCTTTTGGACATTAAATATTTGGAGAAAGAGAACATTGAAACTTCTAATTGTTTGTATGAGTTAATGAATTCAATTGATGCAGTTGATGCACGTATAGATATTCTTACTACTGAAAATCAGATTAAGAAAGATGTATGAATTAGACGACTTTGAAAAAGCACTCGCACACTTTGGGACCAGAGTAGATATTATTTGTGCAATGGAAATGGGGGGGAGAATTAATGCTGAAACAGCTTACAAAAATATTAAAATGGAACTCAAAGAACTCAAACGAGTTAGAAAGTCTATCAAAAAAGACAAGGATTTGTAGTAAATGTAAAATAAAAAAACCACTTGACAAGGATCACTACCAAGTGGTAGAATACTTTCTTACAGGATTCTCCTACTATTGCCACGATTGCTCTAAACCCAAATCAAGAAATGACTGACTTTAATTATAAAAAGTATTCACTTGAAAATCTTGAAAACTGGTTGCATGATGCTCTTTCATGTGGTGATGCTTCACCACATGAAATCTATTCTGTGATCCGTAAAGTCGTACAGGATGAATATGATTATCACAAAGAAAAATCACAGCAATGTTTTGGATTGTTGGAACTGTTGGGTGGGCATCGTCCTGTGAGTTTTGATGAAGTAATACAAGAAAGAGAGTATTATGAAGGCTCTATGACCGAAGAGGAACTTTCCAAGTATAAAGCGCCACTAACTTGTGATAAAGACGATTCATCGCCAGAATGTAAGAAATCTTGGAATAATTTTTGGCATCAATCTTCTTATGTAAGTGAAGATGGTGATTTGTTTGCCTTAAAGAAAGATAAAGTTTTGAAATGGCAACTTCCTGTTGAGATTCATCCAAGTGGTGAATATTATGTTTCTTTCCCCGATGATTTGCTAAAAGTGGCAAAACTGAAAGAAGGTGATACAGTGGAATGGGTAGATCAAGGTGATGGATCTTACCTTCTTCGTAAGGTCAATCAACCACTTAAATCCGATGAGTGCTGATGAATGACGAACTATGACAGACTTATTGATGCCATCTCAAACGAGATGTATCTTCTAAATGTTTCTCACGAAAGTTGGGATGAGAAATCAGCAAAGAAGACATCCAGAAGAATTCTTGAAATCGTAGAGGAATTCCAACAAAAACGATCAACTCTTACTTTTTAACTATGGCACTCTCAAAACAAACACT